GCAAACACCTTTATATAATTGGAACGCCACTTGGAATATACTGAACGTAGGTGACGACTATAAAGTTGGAGATACTATTACTATTCCTAGACCAGCAGGCTTAAATGCAAGTGTTGGGTATCCTGTGAACGGTATAGACATTAAAGTTACAGGAATAGGCACTGGATCGGGAGCAGTTTTAAAAGATAACTTAAATCAATTAGATGCAATTGCTGACTATGTTCAATTCCCAGGGATGGAACAAAAAAGTCATGAAGATGGCCCAGAACATGAAATTGTATATGTAAACGAGTTAACAAATCCTGGTAGTAGCAAAGCTTCTTATATGGATTTAGCTATAGGTGGTATTAGAATTAACAGTGCAAAAGAGTGGACTAACTTTACTCAATTATCAGCTTATTTTAAAAAAGGAATTAAAGTTCCAGATTTAACAAATAGTCCTGCTGGCCCACCTAAAGCAAGTAATAATTTTGTTGAAATTGCTTATGCTTTGTTAACTGATAAATATTTAGGAGCTGGAGAGTTAGTTGGTGTTAGTGCTGTAGGAGAAATGACAACAGGAGCTTTGTTCTGTAAAAACAATGCTTTTACATGGGATGGCATTATCAGCAACAAACTTAATTTAAGAGAGTTTTTATATGAGCATGGGACGTATAACTTGCTTGACTTTACAGTTATAGGAGGAAAATTTAATTTAATTCCTGCTGTTCCTTATGACAGTAATTATCAAATTAATCATGGTGCAAAAATTGATGTAAAAGCGTTATTTACTGATGGCAATATTAAAGATTTAAAGGTTTCGTTCTTGACTCCAGAAGAACGGCAAATGTTTAAAGCAAATGTGTTGTATAGGAAAGAGACAGCAAATGGATTTGCAGAGACAAAATCAATAATGCTGAGATTAAAAGACAATAATGGTGGAAGTGATACTGATCCAATTGAAAACTATGACTTGTCTGGTTTTTGTACTACATCAGCTCATGCTAAGACGTATGCAAAGTACATTTTAAAATTAAGAAAAGAAGTTGATCATGGTCTTAGTTTTAAAACAGCTCCTCAATATGTAGTTGGATTACAACCTGGAGATTATTTTAGATTAGTTTCTGAAGCGACTCATGTGGATCGTTATGACAATGGTGTTATTACTGCTGACGGGAAAGTAATTAGTAAAGATACGATCACTGGATCGAAAGATATTTATTATTGGAAACCTGGGACAGCAGAAGTAGGGGAAGCTACTATTGATTTTGATTCTTCTATTGGACTTAGAGGTGTTTTATTTACGTTAAAAAATACGACCACAAGCAATAGAGTTTATAAGTTAGAGACTATTTCTTACGCAGAGGATGGTCTGGTTGAAGTTTCTGGTAGTCACGCTCCACTAACAAGTACAGGTTCATTAGCTATTCTTGAGGGATGGAATGACGATACGTTGAGTCATTTCTTACCACTAATCTAATGGCAACAGAAAAACCATTCCCTACGATTAAGCCTTCGTCTAGAAGGTATAACCCTGGCGAATATCCAAGTACCACCTTTGAATCTTTAGATGGTACGAAAACACATTTACGTTATGGAAATAAAAGAGTTAATGCGACTTTGCAATTAGGCTTTTCAGGCATTACAGATGCTCAAGCTTATGAAATTCTTGAAAACTATAGAGAAGTAAATTCTAATTGGAATTATGTAACTTTTAATCAAGATTCAGGATTAGCAGGTGTTGGAGGAACTGGTCATACAATGCCTGATGGGTCTTTAGGGAACTTAGCTGCTTATATGGATGAAACAAATACAGGTTTAAAATGGAGATATTCTGCTCCTCCATCGGTTACAAGTGTCTTTCCTGGAACAAGTAATGTTAGTTGTTCTTTTGTCGCTTGTCTCGATTCACCGTAGAATAAACGCAATGTTTTAGTTTGAGATCGTGTCAACACTTTATTCAGGAAGGACAGGAGCCTTATATGTAAGTGACGTAAAAAAAGCCAAGGTGCAAAATTGGAGTTATTCCATGAGTCAGGCTGTTATAGAAACTACTTCTATGGGAGACACTGATCGCACTTTGAAAGATGGAATTAGAAGTTATTCAGGTAGTGCAAGGTTGTTTTATGAAACAACATCAGGTGGATCAAACCTTAAGGATATTCTTGAAAATTCAATAAAAGTAAGTGAAACTTCTTCTGCTGGTGGTGATGGAGAAAATGCTGCTAGTGGAGAATTAAAACTTAAGTTGGAAGTTGGTACAAATCGTTCAATTACATTCTTTGTATTTATTACAAGTATTGGAATGAATAGTTCAATGGGTGAAGTTTCATCTTGTGATATTTCTTTTGAAGCTAACGGTGCTCCTGTCGAAAACAAGCTTCCTACTGGTTCTTAAGTCTTGGCTATTTATTTTGGACAAAATGGTGAGATTGCCATATCCAGAGATTCTGCGTCTGGAGGATTTAACACGGATTTAGATCCAGCAGATGTCAATACAACAACTAAACGATTTGGTGTTGATCATTCTTTAGCGTCTTTAATTTCTGGAGATCGTGTAGAAATATCAACAGTTGATGGATCAACATTAGAACTTGTTTCAGGTCATAGCTATCCCGATGGAGCTTGGTTCGTGCATATTGATAAAGCAGATGGAATTAGACTTTTTAATACTTTTGAAAAAGCAGTTAAAGGATTATCAACAGAAGCTTTAACTCTTGTAGCTCCTAGTGCAACACAAGAAATCAATATTAAAACTAAGAATAATCGTTATAGACATGTAGCAAATATCAAAGAATTTGAAATTACAACTAATAGAGATCAAGTTGATACAACAACTTTAGGAAAAGAGTTTAGAGATCAATACGATTCTGGATTGATTTCTGGACAAGGATCAATGACTTGTTTGTGGGAACACTCTTATGACAACGTAGATTTAGACTATGGAGATGCAGGTACATATCCAGAACTACCTGTTTATTTAGCTCAATTAGTGGTTCGTTTGCAGCAAGGATCTGATTTTGATGGACGTTTTTATATTTATAAAGATCCCTCTGATAAAACAAAAACTGTTTATTACCAAAGCAAGTGTGTTGTTACAAATGCAGCTTTAAGTGTTGCAGCGACAAATGAAATTGAGACACGAATTGATTTTGTTACTAGCGGTGAAATCCAATTAAATATTGGTGCTCCTGACTCATACTTGTTACAAGAGGATACAGCAAAAATCTTGCAAGAAAATGGAGATGGAATCGTTTTAGAACAGGGTTAGTAACAAAAACGCAAATAGAAAGTAAGATATTCGTATTGGTTTAGTTATGGGTCATGCCAGATCTTGAGATTAGTAATCTGCCTTCATTAGCAGAAGCAAGTGTACAAGCAACAGACCCATTGCCTATTGCTGACCTAAGTGCGTCAGAAACAAAAAAAGTAACGGTAAAAGATTTAATAGAAGCTGGAGTTTCATTAATTGATGCTGCTTCAATTCCTGCTGCAAAAGTTGGGACGTTAGGAACGAACCAAGTAGCAACAGCAGCAATACAAGCTTTAGCTGTTACTACTGCGAAGTTAGCTGATGGAGCTGTTACTGCAACAAAGATAACTGACGCTACAATTACAGGTGCGAAATTAGCAAATAATACTGTTACTGCAACACAAATAGCTGCCAATGCCGTTGGTGCATCTGAGCTTGCTGATGATTCTGTTGACACTGCTGCTATTGCTAATAATGCAATTACTAATGCAAAAATTAATAACGGAGAGATAGTTTATGCGAAATTAAATATTACTGATGGTGATATTCCTGGTGCAAAGATAACTGGTAATTCTATTACTTCTGCACAGATAGGAGCTAATGCTGTTGGTGCGTCAGAACTAGCAGATGACGCTGTTGATACAGCAGCCGTAGTTGATGCAGCAATAACAGGAGCGAAGATAGCTACAGACACAATTGGATCAGGGAATATAGCTGCTAATGCTGTTGGTGCTAGTGAGTTAGCTAACAATGCGGTTGACACAGCAGCGATAGCTTCAAACGCTGTAACAACTGCCAAGATTGCCGATGACCAGATAACAGCAGCGAAATTAGCAGATAATTTAGCAGGAACAATTTTAGCTACAGGAGCAATTGGTTCTACTCAGATAGCGACTAATGCAGTTACTTCTAGTGAGTTAGCAGACAACGCAGTTGATACGGCTGCTATTGCTGCTTCTGCTGTTACAGATGCAAAGGTAGCGAGTGGAATTAGCGGAACAAAATTAACGGATGGAACAGTTACAGCAGCAAAATTAAATACAAGCAATATCAATAGATCTTTAAATGTAGCTTCTGGGTCGCTTGGAATTAATAACACAGTTACAGCAGCTACAAGATCAGGAATTACTTATAACGCACAGGGGTTGATCACGGGAACGGTAGCTTTGGCAGCTAGTGATCTTCCCCTCGCTACTACGTCTGCTGTTGGTGGTGTTTCTGTTGGTGCAGGTTTAAGTGTTAGTGGAGCAGGTGCTTTATCAATTACAAATAGCGTTACTGGTGCAACAGTTAGCGGTATTACATTTAGTAATCAAGGATTAATTACAGGAGCTACTGCTTTAGTTGCTGGAGATTTACCAACAGCGACTACATCAGCTAAAGGTGCAGTTCAAATTACAAGTGGTGGTGGCTTAACTGTTGATGGATCGGGAGGATTAACAACTTCTACAAGTGGTATTAGTGCAGGTACTTATACAAAGGTAACTGTAAATAATAAAGGTGTTGCTACTGCTGGAACCACACTTGCCGCTTCTGATATTCCTAATCTTGCTGCAACTATATTAACAAGCGGAACAGTAGATGCTGCAAGGATAGGTAATGATTCAATTGATGGAACTAAGCTATCAAATACTTCTACAGCAATATTCCAATCTATAGCTCAGAGTGGTTATCCAACAGCACAATTTAGTGGACAGATTTTATTTGATACTGTTTCTGAAGATGCGTTTATTTGGGATGGAAACGCTTGGCAAGCAATAACCACACTAACAAAAGGAAGTCTTGTATTTGGTGGAACATATAACGCAAGCACTAGCAAAATGGCTAGTACGACCACCGCAGGAATAGCGGCTGGTTTAGCAGTTGGAAGTAATTTACCTAGTCCAAGTGCTACTACTGATGGTGTTTATGTTGTTGTAGATGTTGCTGGAACGCCTTCCGCACCAGCTCCAGTTGTATCACTTTCACCTCCTGATTATATTTTAGGAGTTACAAATAGTGCTGGTAGTAGCTGGAATGAAATTGATTTATCGCAAACAGTAGCAGGTCAAGTTGCTAGTAACATTACCTTTACACCTTACGGTCAATTAAGTTCAACTAACGTGCAAGATGCGTTACAAGAACTTGAGACAGAAAAGATGGGACTTGCTGGTGGTACTGTCACTGGTCAACTGTTAATTGGTAATACTGGAAGCCTTGTATTTGAAGGATCAACTGTTGATGCTTACGAGCTAACTCTTGCTGTAGCAGATCCTCAATCTTCAGATAAAACCATAACTTTACCCGACATAACAGGGACACTAATTACCACTGGAGATACTAATACTGTTACATCAACAATGGTTGATGGAAGTTTAGTAAATACAAACTTAGCGGCAAATGCTTCTATTGCCTTTAGTAAATTAGCTGCTTTAACTTCTGCTCAAATTATTGTTGGTAACGGATCAAACGTTCCAACAGCAGTTGCAGTTACAGGTGATATAGGAATAGATAATGCAGGTTTAACTTCTATTACTGCTGGAGCAATTGTTAATGCCGATGTTAATGCGTCTGCTGCGATTGCTGGAAGCAAGATAACAACTGGAACGACAAGTGCCGTTGGTGTTTTACAACTAACAGATTCAACTTCAAGTACAAGTGCAACAACAGCAGCTACTCCAAATGCTGTTAAGACTGCTTATGACTTAGCTAATACAGCAAACACAACTGCCAACGCTGCTCTACCGAAAGCTGGTGGAACAATGACTGGCAATTTGATTGTTGATAATGCAAAAGAGGTTCGTTTTTCTGAAGCAGATTCAAATGGTGCAAATTATCTAGCGTTAAAAGCTCCTGCTTCTGTTGCTTCTGATATTACTTGGATTCTTCCAGCAACAGACTCAACTGGAACACAGTTTTTAAAATCTGATGGATCTGGAAATTTAGGTTGGGCTACTGATAGCACAACTGACAATACAAAGCTTCCTCTGGCTGGTGGCACGATGTCAGGTGACATCAATCTAGGAAGTAATGACATAACAAATGGTGGAACAATTACAGGAACATTTAGCGGAAATATCACAGGAAACGTAACAGGTGACGCTTCTGGATCGTCAGGTTCTTGTACTGGAAACGCTGCTACTGCAACAGCTTTAGCAACTGCAAGAGCAATTAACGGAACAAACTTTGATGGTTCTGCGAATATAACGGTTACTGCTGCTGCTGGTACGTTAACTGGTGGAACTCTTGCTAGTGGAGTAACAGCATCAAGCTTGACTTCTGTTGGAACGCTTACTGGCCTGACTGTAAGTGGAAATATTTTGATGAGTGGAACTGGAGTTCTTGATATTCCAGCAGGTACTACAGGACAAAGACCTGGATCAGCAGATACAGGAATGTTTAGATATAACACTACTCTTAATCAATTTGAAGGATATTCAAATACAGGTTGGGGAGCAATTGGTGGTGGAGCTGGAGCAACTGGTGGTATTGCTTCTGGAGTACAAAATGAAGTATTTATTGAAAATGATCAAACAGTAACAGCAGATTATTCATTAGGAACTAACAAAAATGCAGTATCAGTTGGAAACTTAACTGTAAATAATGGAGTAACGATTACAATACCTAGTAATGCGACTTGGGTGGTGCTTTAAATGCCAGCTTACGGAAAAGTTAAAGTTGATACGATCACGTATGACTCATCGGGAACTGCGACTGATGTAAGTGTTTCCAATATTGCAACTAAAGCTTCGCCTACTTTTACGGGAACAGTAACAGTTCCAACTGCTAGTGCTGATGATAATTCAACAAAAGCGGCTTCCACTGCTTACGTTCAAACAGAGTTAGGAGATTACGCTTTAAAAGCTGGCCCTACATTTACTGGAACGGTTAATGCAGCCGATCTTGTGCTAAGTGGAGATTTAACTGTTAATGGGTCTACCACTACGATTGACACGACCACTCTTCAGGTG